ATGCCGCATACCTATCCAAATTTTTATCTACTAACGATTCTGCATCAGAAATAATTGTCATTAATTCATTAAATGTTTCCTCTGGCGGATGCTCTTCACTAAAGAAATCATTAAGCCTATCCACGTAATCCTTGCCTTCATTAACCTTATTTACAGCTTTCATACCTATATAAATACGCATATTAATTACTTGCTTTTCTTCTGTTGCCTGTTCTGGGCCAATATTTTTAACATATTGTTTAAGATTTTTAAAGTAAGAACTTGGATGTGGGCGTATCCATCTATGCGTAGAAGCCTTCCATATTAGCCCAGGGCGTGGAGCAATCCCTGCACCAGCTGTAGGAGTTGCAGGCATAGTCCCCATCATAGATGCTTTGTTTAACCATTCATTTAATATTGATACATTATTCATTTTTATTGTTTTTTGTTAGATATTCCATTTGCCACAGATGAATTAAATATAAAGTTATCCCAAGGATACTTGAAGCTAATAAGAATACCAACATTAACTGCATTATATTTATTAGATGTTTGTTTATTAATTCGTAAAGGACTATTCCTAATGCGACGTCTATTGGTAAAGATATTTCTAATAATATAATATATAATATTTTGCTTAGTTTGTATTTTACCAGGGGGTTTTTCATCTAATTCCTCAATCATAAATCTCCGGAAGAATCTTTTTCATCATTTTCGGATATCTCTTCCTTAATATTAGTAATATCAAGATTATCTTTTTTAGAAAATTTATATGATAACCGGCATAATGTGCTACTCATAGCTTTTAATGCATACATTATTTGTGCATTATTAAGTGGAGGCTTTATAAATCTTTGAGGCATCTTCGCTATTTTTATATCAGGCTTAACTAATGATTTATGAGATTGTACAATTAATAATCCTGCATGAGGGAATTCTTTATTAATTATCTCTAATGCTTTTACTTCATCTGATTTATCCATTGCAAAATAAAAATAATGTACAGGATAATGGCTATTCTTATTAGTTAAATCTTTATGTATTTGTTTATTAATATCTCTTTCTAAATCTTTAGTATATGATTTAACTTCTATTTCAGTCAATAATTTATTTTTATCTATTGCAAGAATATCAGCTCGGTCACCTTTATGAATATTACGCAGCATAAGTTTTGTTTCAAGACTTACTATAGGATACATCCTAAGATATCTCCAATAACTTATTATTGCATTAGTAATATATGTAGGTTTATTCATTTATTAATTTATTCATTTATTAATATTGTGTCGTACTTTTTCTAGGAGTAAACGGTTTAATCTTTTTTGGTTGATCTTTAATTTGTGCTTCTTGCTCTTCAAATGTAGGATATCCCGGAAGAGGTTTATTTTTTTGTGTAGCAACTCTATTCCTATTTTCTTCAGCAGAAGCCTTAATAATTTTAGCTATTTTTTGTGCTTTTTCATTTTGTTTTTCTGCTTCCTCAAATGTAGGATATCCTGGGAGTGGCTTATTCTTTTCTGTTGCTACTCTTTTTCTATTTTCTTCAGCAGTTGCTTTAATAATTTCATATAATGCATCCATAGATTTCATTTCAGGGCGTATCATTCTAATTTTCCTCCATGGTTCCCCAGTATGGTATGATGTACCACCATGAGGACCTACATATTTTTCACCAACTGATGGCTTAGATTCTGGACCTCTAGTAGCAACTCTTCCACCAAGGAAAGAAGACCAATCAGTCTTACCACCTTCTTTTTTCTCATCTGCAAGTCTAGCTTTTTGTTCTGAAGATAATTTACTAGGATCTTCATTACGTTCTACTTTTTGGTCAAGTTTGTTCCCTTCAGGGCCAATTGATCTTTTAGCAGAATGTCTTTTAGAAGCAAATCTATTTTCTTCAGGTTCTTGTGTAGCAACTTGAGTTATTTTTGCTTTCTTAATAATTTCAATAAAACTTTTTATAATATTTGACGTATCCATTTTCTCCTCCGATTTAAATTTATTTATTTTATCCCCAGGTTTTACTTCATGTACAAATTTATCATTGCTTATACTAGGAACAGGACCACCGTCTTCCAATTTCTGACGTTGACGCTTCCATAATTCTTTTTCTTGTGCTTTCCATTCAGAACTAAATCGTTTTAAATTAGGATTATATTTAAATTCATCAGCTTTTTCTATTTTTTCTTGATTATTTTCTTTGCCAGCTTGTGAACTATCTGCATTCTTTTTATTGTGAGTAATACTCCCAGGCATTAATTGCACATCACCACTATTATTCTCTAATAATGCTTTTTCAATATATGCTTTAATAACCCTTTTAAGAATTTCTAAGTCTTCTGTATTCTTTAACTTTTTAGTCATTGACTTCTCCACTTTAGGCTTATCCCATTTTTGGGGGTTCCAATCATATTTAGTATCTTCAAGAACTTTAGCGATCTTTTTACCCCATTCTACAGCTTCTTTTCTACGAGTTATTTCAGGAGCTTCTTCATATTGGGTATTTTCTTCTTTTTTAATATTTGAAGGGATAAAAAATTCTCCTTTCATACCATGCCTATTAATTTTATTTTCATCCATACTTTCATCAGTTATTTTATGAGATTCTGGTTTATTACTCATTATAATTCTTGGCTTTTTAGATTGAAATTTTGTTATAATATCTTTAATACTTTTTTGAATATCAGGATTATCCATTGCTTTCATAGCAAAATCACGAAGTTGTTCTTCTGTCATTCCTGTTTTAGTTTTTTCTCCTGCTCTTTTACGGGCTAATTCTGCCCCCATAAATTGTCTTTGATGTTCATTTTTTGCTGGTGTCATATTATTTGCCTCATTGTGCATTAACTTCAGGGCTATTTTTAGTTTTTAATTCCTCAATAGGAAAAGTGCCTGAAAGATTAGTCATTTTTAATTTTTTTTTACAGGATTTTTTTCATTAGTATAATCTTTAGGATTAGATGTCTTTATATCCGCTTTCATTAGATCAAATGATCTTCGTAAGATTCTATCCATAAAACTCTTTTTACCATTAGGAAATGCTTGACGGGCATTGCCAACTTTTTTCGCATAAGCTGGAGCACCTTCAGCACCTTGAGCTTCTGGCTTCTTCCATCCGAGATTTTGTGCATTAGGGCCAGTGTTCAATACTTTATTGGCTACATTCTTTGCACCACTAGTTACATTCCCAAATCTAGCTTTAAATTTACTAAGAGCACTTTCTTTTTTCTCTGCAGGGGGAGCCATATTCATATTACTACTAATAGCGCTTCTTGCAGGATTATAAGAAGGCTTAATATTTTTAGCTTTAGCACTCATAGTACCTTTATATGGGCCAGTTACCACTGCCTTATATAGCATATGAGTATAATCACCTTTACGAATCTTCATAGGCATTGCTTGTAATCTTGGGGGGTCATAAACTTCAGTAAGCCCTTCCATTGCATTATCTTTTATAGGGGCATCTCTATCATCATCATTATATACAGCTTTTATAGGACATTTTACTTTATACCCTACATCATCCCCATCTTTATCTGATTTTTGGATATTATTTAAGAATGTATTAAAATTATCCATTGCTTTTTTTACCTCATTATCTTTTTTATTTTTTTTCTTTTTATATTGCGCTAATATATGTGCAGGAATCTTTTTACCAAGTATTTCAAAAGCTACTTTATCGCGTACTTGGCTAGCTTTAGTACCTCTTTTGAAATTACTATGCCCTTCTTCTTGAGCTGCTATAGTACCCATAGCAAATTCTTTATGATGGTGCTGATCCTCATGATGTATACCCTTCTTCTTTTTAGTAGCAAGAGGATGTGCACGTTTCATTCCTGCTTTTAGTTGGGCTAATGTGTATTTTGCTTTAGGCATTTAATTAATCTCCATATCCTAATATATTTATTATACATATATTAATATATTTTGACACTAACATTACATAAAATTTTATGTTGTGTCAAATAAAATGAATTCTAAGAATTCAAGCCTGAGTTATCCTGATCAGGTCAGAAAATGTTGCAGCATTAAGTCGAAGGTGGCAGTTTCAGTTTTATTATCCTCGAACTGAGAAACGAGATTATCCTTCGAAAATCAATTTCATTATATTTAATCTAGCAATCTTGTCAATTATTTGTAAATTTGTAATTTGACATTCGATGATTTTGAGAAATTCAATTATTTCATTGTTAAAATTTTTATATTCCACATGTTGGAATGTTTGGTTTTCATATGATTTTATTATTTCATAATCATCTAATATACCACATAAATCTATTAACATATTATCTTTTGAATTTCTTATTTGTTCTTCTAATGCGAACTGGGAAGACAAAGAAATAGAAGGAAATTCTAAAGCACCTTCTGAAACATAAGACCTTAAATTTTCTTTACAATTCACTGTTGGGAAATGTTTCAAATCTTCTATTATTTGTTCTTTACTAATTCCTTCTAAGAAATTATTATATCGATTTAATGGATTTATTGGGCTATCTAAAATACTTCTCTTTATTGTTTTACCAGCAGTTAATTTGCCTATCTTATTAACAATTTCGTATAATACTGGATGTCCTGGTGATATATAATGCAAACTTAGTCCCGAACATCTTAATAATTGTAAAGATTCATTTTTATTTATCTCTCTGTTGGGCAAAACCCAGCAAACTTTTAGAGCTCTAGCGACATTTAATAATTTTTCTCCTTCAACCCATCTCATTTTCAAAAAATCGACATCTCCTTCATTGTTCCCTTTTACTGAAGTTGAGAATTTGAAACCTAAATTTTGTGCCTCTTTAATATCATCTTTATTTGGTTTTCTTAATCCATCATCTCCTTCAGCTAACATGTCAAAGTCACTCAAATTTTTTCCAGGATTTTCTTTTAGAAATATGAAAGCACCAACCAAAAAATTCAACCACCCATTCATAAAAGATGTGTGGAAATCACCACTATTTCTAGTACAAAGGTTAACTACATTCTTTTTATAATATAGTTTGCGCATGTTTTTAAAGTCCCTTCTAAAACAATTAGCAGCTATATTTAATCCAGCCTTTGACAAACTTTTTAAAATTATGTCATTTTCAACTGTCCTTATTAACCCATATATACTACATTCAAAACTAGAATAGTCAGTAACTATATGTTCTTTGCTTGTTATTTCTACAATTTTCTTAACTATTTCTTGTGTACTCTCATGTTTAATTTGAAATTTTTTAATTGGTCCTTCATTCCACCTATCTATTACATCTAAAATTTGTATGTATTCCATTAAAGAGCGATCTGACATAACCATTATAGCTCTAGGCTTTACCATTGGTTTATTGTTAATTAATTTATATGAATTCTCAAACTTAACAAAACAACTATTTCTAACATATTTTTTATTGTAATCACTTTTTAAATAATTTGAGTAATCATTAATTTTACTGTCAATATACTTTTTTGTCTTTTTTCCTTTGTATAATCTTCTCATTGCATCTCTTGGATCTTGTTCGACAATGGTACTAAAATCACATTCTTTTATGAAAATTTCATTCATTTTCAAACCAAATTCTCTAAAATCACTTAAATCTTTATCAAGTGATATATGATGGTCTTTATTCATACTGCGTCCACCTATGGCTATTAACATAGACAAATCGTCAGTTACTGGATAATCTCCTGGTCCTAATTGAACGCCTGAATTACTAAATCCTATAGCTGGCAAAAATCCTATTGGCTTATTTATAATTATATTTTCTATTGAAGATTTCTCTATAAAATTAGTTGTGGGTTTTTCACCATAAGCCAGCTTGTCTAATGCTGCTTCTTGATTGGTTTTTATATTGACTATATCTGCTATTGTGGAGTTGAAACTAGGACTATTACAACAAACTCTATTGACTTTAGTATCTAATATATTTCTTATTATATAATTGGATGTTATTATGTCTTTAGAAAAATCATATGTGTCTTTATATATAAGTGGTATCGACGTATTAGTATTAATATACTTAGTTTGCTTAATTAAAGATAAACAAGATTCAATCATTTCAGGTTTTCCACCAACTTGGTATTCCAAAAAACATCGTTTAAATCTTTGAACAGATATTGTCATATTTCTTTCATAGTAGTCAAAGAATAAACAATCATTTAAATTAGAAATTATGGACGTAAAAACTAGTAAACATTTTTGTTGGAACCAACAAACATCGTCCTTTTCGAATTCATTAATGTTATTAATTATTCCTTTATAATCCAAAGAGTATACCAATTTTTGAAATTCTGTTAAAGTTATTATGGTGCTAACATTATTTTTTACTGATTCATGAAAAGAATCGAAATCATTTTCTACATCAGCATCTTCACCTGAATTAGTTAAAAATTCTTTATATAGTTCTAAATTTTCCTCAAGCTCTTCTTTATTAGAAAACAAATAATGTGGATATGTTATTAATCTCAATGTATCGAATTCAATATTTACGTTTAAAACTTTATTAACTAAAGAGAAATGTTTCAAATAGAACTGATAACATTTTGTTAAAACTTCGAACCAGTCAATTAATATGACCATAATTACAGTCTCATCTATTAAATATTTGTTATAAATCAAATTTAAAATTGTATATTTCTTCAAATCAGAATATGTGTCTCTAACTTCAAATTTATCTCTTTTATGTGCAGTTTCACGTCTATCTATATTATCTAAATCTCGATATTCTTTTATTAAAATATAGGAACTTTGGAAACAAAAAATTAAACTTAATATTTTTTCATAGAAATTATAAGTTGTTTTTGTTAATTCTATCCCTCTATTTTCATCAATTTTCTTTAATTTTATAATATTCTCTAACGTGTCAAACTCACTAATTAACATATCAGTTTTGTCACTACAACATAAATAATAATGATTATTATACGAATTTTCTTTATCCTCATATAGTTGTAATATAATCCAATCAAAATTTTGGCTATTAGGATATTTTTCCAATACTAATTTTTTATCTGTTTCTTTCCCTTCTGATTCAATTGTGTCATCATTTTCTTCCTCATAAATAATTGCTAGATTTTTCCCTTTACTCCATGCATACTTTATGATGAAATCAACATTAGCAACACTATCTAAATCACCATTTGCTAATTCTTTATAAGCATTTTCGTCTGGTTCGATTAAACAAGCGATATCTATAGCTGTCAAACCGCAATATGGTGATCCTAGACAATCATACAAAGTGTATTCTTCTAATATAACTTCATCATTAGTAAAAATAGTGTTTAAATTTGGAAATTCAGAATAAATGAACGTTTCATTATATTCTTCTTCTTCAGCATCTCCAGTATCACCAGAAAGGGTTTCATATTCTATTGAAATTTCCTTTGAGTCATCATCAGATAGAGTCATTTTGTCATCTCTGTCTAGACACCACTGTGGATCATGACTAAATAAACAATTCGAATCTGAGCAATTAACTATATTGCAAAGCAGCCTTTTCTCTTTATGTCTGTAGAAGCATTTATCACCCCATTTACATTTATATGGTTTGTCGTAATTGTGACAACGTTTGATTCTTAGGTCTTCTTTTTTGTCTTTTTCTATTATTTTCTTTGCGTTATCCACGTCCTTCGGTTTGGCCGAAATTATTTCTCGTGTTTTAGAGGAGGATCCTTTGCCTTGATTGATAATTTTATTGTTTATCATTTTTTGACCACCACCAAAGCCAAACATTATTCTAGCTAAATGTGGATATCTAGCTTTTGCTAATTCTAACTCACCGTTTCTGTACAGATCATATATTGCACTTATTAAACAAACGGTAAAATAAGTCAGAATTAAATTATGTGAAAAAAGAAATTTATATTGCAAAGTTAAAATCAAATAAAAAGCAGACCAATATAAAGAAAATAATATTTTAAATTCTAAAATTTTTATAGAAAATTGGGTCATATTAAAAGCCCAAAATAGAAACTGGGATGATATAAAAGAAATATGATTTTTGAACTTTTGTAATGGAAATAAATTAAACATTCTCTGCCTTTGCTCCGACTCTTGTTTTAACAATTTCCAAGTTCTATACTTTTCTTTAACTCTTTCTATAAATCTTCTTATACTTAGATCAATACGATGGTTTTCCCATATAAATGTCCAAATTCGTTGAGGAGAAGAATAGATTGCATTTATTATTGTCAAAAGACCAACTTGGGTTATAAAAGTTATAAAAACTAATGACCAACCAGCAAAAATAGAGAAAATAGTGAAATATAAAGTAAAGAAAAAACTAATTACTCCTTGGAAAACTAGAAATATTATAAGATTTATATTTAAAAATAATATTGACCAAACTAAACATCCAAACACTTGGGAACTAAAAGTGCCATATGTAACAACCACTCCTAATAGAGGAGCAAATCTATACAAACCAAAAACAAAGGAGAAAATGAAGAAAAATTGTATAGAATACCACAAATTAAAAGCAGCTATATGGTCGAAAAAATTGGGAAAGCGTAGATAAAAATTGTTTATATATTCTCTAACTCCAAAAGAGAAAGAAAACCGGTGTGCAACATGTTGCATCATTATCCTAAAGTTTATGCAAAATTCCTCTAATGCCGTATGAAAATTATATCTTTGCAAATATGGTTCGTCTTCTTCATCAGCCAAGTAAAAATAAGGTATGCTTATGTAATCCAAAAAACCAAAATTTAAATATTCATCGGCTTCATCATCTGCTTCTAAATTTATATTATTTAGATTGATGTATTCTTGTCTATATATGTTTCTTCTAATTCTAAATACTTCTTCATATTGTTCATCCAATCCATTATCATGGTCATCTGTATTTGTATATTCACCATTTAACCCATTTAAATTATCATATTTACATTTATGAACGTCATGTTGTTCCATCAAAATCAAACATATAAAATTTAAATAATAATGATTCTTTGCTTCTTGTTTTGATCCACACTCCAATGTGTCATTTGTTAAGCAATGCGTGAAACAATACAAAGTAGGAATTATGTGAGTTGGTATTTGTATTTGATGTATAGTGATTTGTGGTACATGATGGAAAAATCCATGTAATATATTTCCAATTGTTCTGACGTTTAAATCCTCTGTATTTTTTTTAAATTTTATACGTATTCTTCCGTTACATTCCTGACACCATACACCTTCAGGTGTTAATAATAGTGTTTTATTTTTGCATTCACAACATATCAATTTATCCATTGTGAAATTATTTAATATATCATCAAAAACATCATCTTCCTGAGTTATTTCACCATGTGAACTACCTAATTGACTCTCTTTTAGATTATTTCCTTTCTTCTGTTTTCTGTTAGAAACCTTTAATTTATTTTTCTCATGTTTTATTATTTTACTAACAGCTTTGTCAAACTTGCCCTTCTTCAAACTGGATGTGTTAATCTTAACTTGACTATTCAATTTAGGAAAATTTTCTATTTTCAGATTTTCTTCATTATTATTAAGAAATTCATTTCCAAAAACCAAATTTGATGTCACTGATGCAACATTTATGCGACTAGCATATTTCTTTAAATTAATTAACATTGCATCTTGAATTTCATCTTCCTCATTAGTTATTTCTTCTTTAAATGTAGTATATGGTGTTAGAACTTCTTCACTTTCAATATTAATAGTTTCATTTTGTTCTCTTTCTCTCTCAATCATTAATTCATGGAATCTCTCAAAATTAGTCCTAAAAATTTTATAGTACGAATTAATAAAACTAGTTCCTTTTAATGTTGAGTTGGTGTAGACATATTGAGAAGCATAATGTAGTAAATCCCTATCTTCTTCATCAGCCGTTAAATCAGCATCTATTTGTCTTTGTTTCTTGGTTATGTACTTTTCTTGTTTAACTTTACTGAAAGATTCATCAGTCTTAAATTTTATCTCAAGATGTTCTTTCATGTTATGTATATTCGTTAATTTCTTACCTTCACCATTTTTAAGGTTTCCATAGAAACTCCACCAGCCTTTGCCTATGCCAACTTGGGGTGACAAAATTCTTATATCATTGTCATTATTATATTTACTAAACCCTTCATATTTCCTTTCTATAAATTTTTGTTGGGCATTAAACATTTGGGAAATAGGTACCATGTGCATTCTCCAGTAATCATATTCTATATATTTATTTCTACTATTGGAATTATTAATCTTCTTAAATATCGGATTTAAAATAAAAGCAGGTCCGAATTCAGAAATTATACTATTTATTCCTTGTTTTGTAGATACGAGATCATAACATTTTAATCTGCATGTATTAATTGTATGCATATTGTTTCTCGCGGATTTTAAATAATGTTCAAGAAAATATTTGCAGAAAAAACTAACAAACTCTTTATAAAATGTTGAACTTAATGTGTAATATTGTTTGCTATTTCCATTGAAAAATCTAAAAACTATTATAACCCATTCTTTAAAAAATTTTAAATGTATATATTGTTCAAGACTCCATTTACCAAATGCTTGATCGAAGACAACATCAATCATTTCAGCTATATTATTTGGCATTCGTTTAGACCCAGTGGTTCTTTTACCTAAATATCTGATGGATTCTTTCCCTTTCTTTTTGTTCTCAAGATAAAGTTTATATTCTTTATCAGACATGACTCCCCTGTCATTTAAATTGTTTTTTAATACATCTGTGTGTAATTTACTTCCTTCTTGGAAAGCGGCGCTAAACATACCTGTCCTCTTTTCATAAGCTCGTCGTTCTCTGTTCTTATCGAACTGACGACCTTTTTCTGCTTTATCAAATCTAGACATTTTTGTAATAAGAGCTGAAAACTCGTTTCAGCACGGTAAACCCGTTAAAATAGTTCGTTTCGTGAACTTAACGCCTTTCGGTAGTCTTATAAGGTAAGAGTTACCTGTTTGGATGGCCAAACTCCTGTTTATTATTTATACCCACTAAGACCAGTACGATTTTCCTCCAACGGAATTCATTCTAGTCTTTTTAGGCTCGCCAAATGAAACATCTGGAACTTTAACTTCCTCAAATTCACGACTTGTACTCTCAATGTCAGTAGTTCCTGGATCCATGAACGTAGTGACTAAATTTCCTCCTGAATCATATGTGTATAAAGTGTCACCTGAATAGCCACCAGTTACAGTTTGTAAAGTAGTAACATTTGTTCCAATATAATCAGTTTGTATATTTCCTGAAAATCCTGGTATAATAGTTACAGTCAATAAACCAGCTCTACAAACAGATGTGCTTACTGAATCTCCAGAACATGACAATCTGATATGAGGGTCAACTGGAGTTAAAGGATTTGGATTGATCCGCACATCAATACAAAATATACCGAAATTGGTAGCAAAATTTGAAAATTGACCAGGCATAGCTAAAAGGACATCAGCAGGAGTTCCGAAAGGACTTCCATTGGTCAAAGATGCCCAATCTAATGATCTATCCATTTGACTTGTTGCTACAGCTATACCAGCTGATCCACTAACCATTGAACCTGATGTTGATAAATACCAGCATACACGAACATATAACCCAGCCATCGATCTAGGAAAACACAATACACCTTGGACTCCTGTTGAATTGTTACCTTGAATTGTGTAACATGGTATGTTATTTAAAGGACTAAATGTATTATGGATGGTAGCAGCTGAATTTGTATCACCGAATAAATATTTATTACCGAAACCAGTTTGGGGACAGAAGGTTGAGAAAAACCCATTGGACAAACCAATATTAGTATATAATCGCATTGATTTTAACCGAACTCTATAATTAACAAAGATTTCCCCTAATACCGATCCTGTAGGATAAGTATCAAAAGGAATATCCATCAATGCCACTTGAAAAGTTCCGCAATTATATAATTTATTATCATTACTAGTTTGAGCGTAGCCGTTTGAAACATAATAATTCTTGTATGAAAACATTCCGTCTTTACCTTTCTTACAATCAACCTTTAACATTAATTTGGCTGATATTTTACCATAAACAGGTGAACTATTTTCTAAAAATTGTATTTTTGAATTATATCCTGCATCAGTAGCATTGTAGTTAAAGTTGAAACCAATTTCTCCTTGTAAACCACTGTAATTAGCTGTTGAAACAGCAGGATTGTAATAAAATTCCAATTTTTCGAATTCGTAATTTATAAAATTTAAACCTATTTGTGATAATAATTTAAAAAGTGAAGAACCAGCATTAATCGAGTAAACAGTGTTAACGAAATTTCCTTCAATGGAATACACAGTAGTTAAAAACTCAGTATTTTCTATAACAATATCTGATTGTGCATTTCCTCGATTTCTTATGTTCTTAGTCATTGTTGCTATTTCATTACCTCCAGACTTAATGGCCCGCTTGGCGGTTGCTGCAAAGGAGCGTCCCGCACGAACAAAACCATTCGCACCAGGTACCCCTGCTAAACTAAGAGCCGTTGTTGCAGCACCCATTAATCCTCTTTTCATAGCATTTTTAGCTTTTCTTTTTTCCTTCTTCTTTAAATACCTCTTTAATTTAGCTTCTGACATTTGTGTTAAATCTTTCTTAGCTTTATTTTTATTATTTCTTGGCATTTTTGTGTAGGGAGTTCAACTTTTGTTGAACGTAATAAACTTAAGACTTTCCAATTCCCAGGAAAGGGGTCCGTTTACTAACGGATAAGGTTATAAGGTTGTCTCCTTTAAGTTTACAGTTTCATTCTGGTTTTAGATTGAGTTTTCTCTCAGTTTTAGGTTATCTCCTCTTTTCAACAAATCAATATTGTCAAAGGAATCAGTAAACCTGTTCTTATTAAGCAGTTCTCCTAATGGATATGACGAATAGTGTATACGCTATTCGAGTTAATGCTGAGCAGCACGCTACATCTCTCTTGAGATCTTAAAAGGTTCAGTGTGACAAAGGGGATTGTCTTCAACATATTTATAAAGCGCCATATGTTAAATTTTACACCTACGGAAAACATCGCTTGTGTTTTCCACAAATAGATTTTCATCGGCCGAAGCAGGTCTATTTGGTAAAATAACTTAG